GCATCCCTCTCGGCCATTGCTTTCTTTTTCGCGTAGTATTCATCGAGCCCCGCGAGCAGCGAATCCTTCTCCGCCGCCGACCATTCCTGGGACTCTGCTATGCGCTGCTCCTCCGCGGCCCGCTCCTCGTCCATCGCCCAGAGTTTGTATTGAAGCTCTGTCATCGTCATCTGGTTTATCGCGTCCTGGATCGCCTGCTTTTCCGCGGCGAAGGCTTTGATCGCCTCAAGCCGGGCGACCGTCTGGGCGTCCTCCTGGTCAGCTATCTGCTGCGCGAATTCGATCCGGGCCAGGAGCTCCCCGTCGCGGTGCCCTTTCTCGAGTGCCCCAAGCTGGGCGTTGTAGGATTGCTGCGCAAGGAGGAGGAGCTCGTTTCTCGCCCGGGCGTCGGTGATCTCCTTCTGGATCGCTGCTCGCCTCTCCTCGTAGGCCGAGGTCAGGGCGAACCTCTCGTAGTCGCGCTCTTTCATCATCCCCCGGGCGATCTCGTCGGTGAGCTGCCGGCGGATACTGATTATCTCCTCCGCTTGTTTTATTGCGGCCTCCGAGGCTGCGGCCGCCCTCCATTGAGCATTGGCCTGCTCCTCGAGGGCCTTCCTTTGGGCGTCAATTTCCTCCTTGTGCACTTTGCCAACGGCCGCGAGCGTCTTCTGGATCTCCACTCCCTCCTTGCCGCGTTGGATGGCCATCCCCAGAGCGGCGACGTTGCCGTTGTACTTCTGGGTGAGCTGCTCGAACTGCTCCCGGGTATATCCTGCCGCCTCCGCGGCCTCCCAGAGCTTGTCCTTGAACTTTCCAGTGACCTCGGTCTCCCGGGCCGCCGCCTCTGCGGCCGCATTCTGGGCGCTCTTAACCTGCTGGAACATAACATAGGCCGCGGTCCCGGCCGCGACGACGAGCCCAATCGGGCCGAGGAGCCCGGTGAAGGAGTGGCCGATCATCCTCAGTCCCACCGAGATCGCCGGCGCCATCGTGATGAGCTTCCCGAGGACGAAGAGGACCGGCCCGGCCGCGACGGCCAGCCCGCCGATGACGATGGCGACGGTCTTGATCGGGGCCGGCAATGAGCCGAACCACCTGACCGCCCGGCCGAGGAAATCGACGAGCGGCTTGGCGGCGCTGAGGAGGGACATGAAAGCCGGCATGAGCGCCATACCGAGGTCTACGGAGACCTGCTTGACCTGCTCCCCCATCACCCGGAGCTTGTTCGTCGGCGAGTCGATCGTCCGCTCGAGGTCCCCCTGGGCGTTTTTCGTCTGCTCGAGAATGACTCCGTAGCGCGCCAGCACTTTTTGATCCTGCGTGAGCTCCTCGCCCTGCCGGGCGATCCCGGTCGCGTAGGCGTAGGTCTTGACCGTGTTCTCGTCGACAAGGATTCCGAGCCGCTTCAGGGGTTCGACCTCGCCAGTTATCCCGGCCCGGAGCTTCTCGAAGGCCTCCTCCGGCTTGAGGTTGTAGAAGGAGGCCATGTCGTGGGCGAGCTCCGTCAGGCCGGTCGACATCTCGTAGGCCTTGCCCGTGCCGAGCCCCATCGACGTGAACATGGTGTTGAACATCCCGACGCTCTTCCGGAGCTCGTAGGCGTTGAGCCCGAGCTGCGCGCGGAGGTCCTCCGACCAGGCCCGGGCCTGCTCCGCCATCCCGCCCATCGAGACCTCGAAGAGGTTCTCCGACTCGACGGCGTCCATGGCCATCTTGATCGAGGCGGCGCCGACCGCGAGGAGCGGAAGCGTGACGGCGACCGTGAGGCCCTTTCCGACCTTCTGCATGGACTCGCCGACCTGATGGAATTTCGACTGTGTGTCGTGAAGCGCCCTGTGGAACTCGGAGGTATCGGCGCTGATCTTGACGAGAAGCGACTTAACCGTCATCTTTCATTCCCACGCTCTTCTTGAGCTCCCTGAGTTCTCTGCGGGCCTCCTCTTTCGTCCTCGATTTCTTCCTTCGCCTCATGGATTCCGGCAGCAACCTCTCCGGGTCGATCGTCCGGCCGCGTTTCATGTGAGGCTGGAGGAGATAGGAAACGAACCAGGCCAGCTTGTACCATTCGGCCTTCTCCCGCTTCTCCTCCAACTCGTTCTGGGCCTCGACAGCCAGTCGGAGCTCGCCGGGCGTCAGCCGCCGGAAATCTGCCTCCCGGATGATCCCGAGCCGCGCCGCTATCTTCCTTTCTTTCTCGAACCGGGGATGGCGGCCGCCGGGCCCGGCGCTTTTTTTTCGGCCCCGTCCGTCTTAACCAGGACCTTCTCGAGCCCAGCCTGCGCGAACATGGCCTCGACGACAAGATTGAGGATCGCCATGATCGTGTACTTGCCGGCCTTTACCTGCTCGTTGAGGAGCGATTTCGTCTTCTCCTCCGTGAGCTCGGGATCCTCCCAGCACAACCCCGCGTAGATCAGGAACGGGACCTCGCGGTAGGTGATGTTGAGGTTGGAGATGTCGAAGTCCTTCTCCGGCTCCCGCGGGGCATACTTGTCGGCGATCACGTCCCAGGCGTCGAAATCGAAGACGAGCCTCCGGGGCTTGTCGAGATCGAGGATGAAATCCTTCATCTTACGCAACCTGGACGGCGGCGATCGTCAGCGCCGTGACACCGGAGTAGGTGATCTGGACCTTGCCGCCGGCGTCGTCGAAGCGGTCCTTCGGGAACGGCCCGATCATCCGCTCCTCGCTCGCGGGGATTTCGACGGGAGCATCGTGGTCATAGCCCTGATTGCATGGTTCCTGGGAGTTCACCGTGACCGTCTGCGGGCCGGTGTGCCCGTTCTTGACGTGGATGAACTCACGGCCGGAGTTGACGAACTCGTCCCCGCCCGCGGCCGCCGTCCCGTAGGTCGGGGAGAGGCCGGCAAGCACTACTTTCTGGACATTCAGCGTGGACACTTCTCACCTCCTTTACGCCGGGGTCAAGACGCCGGTCAGCTTGAGCGAGAAGCTCACCGACGCGGCGTCGTCGAGCGGCGCCTCGATCGGCATCTCGGTCAGCCGGAAATAGCCGCGATAGGTGTGCGCGGGCGTCTTGAGACGAAGATCGAGATCCTTGGGCGGGACATCCCAGAAACCCTTCTTCATCTCCAGATAGCCGGCGTTGTCCTCGATCAAGAAGGCGTCGAACTCGATCTCGACGTTCCGGTTGCCGGGAAGGTTCTCCGGCCAGCCGGCCGAGTCCTTGTCGGTGACGTCGATCTCGTCGAGCCCCATGGTGAGCGAGGCGTCCTTCTGCCCGCCGACCTTGGTCCAGACCGGGGACCCGAAGGTGCCGGTGTTGACTTCGACATAGATGTCGATTCCTCTGACTTTACTCATTTTTTACCTCCTCTTTAGGTTCTTTCTTCTCGAGATCCTCCGGAGTCGGCTCCGCCGGTATCTCGACTATTGAGCCGGAGGCCGGTTCCGCGGGCGCGAAATAGACCTTCCTGGCCCGGAAAATAAAGGTTATCCTGATTTCAAAGAGCTGCTTCCCCTTCACCCGCATGGCCGGGCTGATCGACGTGGCGTAGAGCCAGAGCTCGAAGTCGCCGGCGTCGATCACCTCCTGGCCGGCGCGGATGGCCCGGTCGGTCATCGCGACGAGCTCCGCCGGGGACGGGCTGAAAAGGGAGGCCGGGTAGCGATATTCAAGGTTCTCGGCGAGCTGCTCCGGCGTCAGCGTGAATTCGGGAAAGAGCCCGTAGCTCGGCGGCGGCGATTTCTTCGGCTCTTTTTTCTTGCCTTTCTTGCCCCAATCAACCTCAATCTCAGTGTCGATGATAATCGGCTCCTTCTCCAGCGCTGGGAAGACCAGGACTCTCGTCCGGATGATTTTACCCAGATCTATTTTCATCTCAAACCTCCTCGATTAAATACCTAAACCGTAGAACTCCATGTCGGGAGACGCCGTCGATATCGATGATGATCTCGCTCAAGTCCAGGCCTGAGTAGACGGCCCGGAACTCCTGGCCGAGATAGAGCGCCGCGGAACTCAATGCCCGAAGGACTTTGTCCATCATCTCGGCCGCCTCTTTCCGGCCCGGATAGCCGGACCAGACGTGGAGAGTCGACGTGACCTCCTGGCCGGCCGAGAACTTGTCCGACCAGTCGCGGCCCGAGACCTCGCCCATGATGACGTAGGGCATGGCGACATCGGCGCCGGGGAAGTCGTCATAGACCTTGAAGCCCGTCTCGGCGACGATCCGGTTGCGCTGGGCCTGGTGAAGCGGGAGGAACGGTGATTTCATCTCAGTCCCACTTTTTCCCCATGACCTTTTCGAGCCGGATCAGGAGCTCGCCCGAGTAATCGTCGAACGCCGACGTGAGATAGGGCCTCGCCTTGATCCCCCGCGCGGCGATCGCCTTGCAGATTGGCCAGGCGCTTTCGAATCCGTGGTGCCTCGCCCAGGCCTCGAGGGCCTCCATCGGCGGGAAATGCGGCTTCGTCCCGAACTCGACATAAGGCCCATATTTCGCCGTCGGCCCGATCTCCGCCTCGATCGTCCTCGGCGAGAGCTCCGCGAGGACCGTATTGCTCAGGTTCCCGGTGTCCATAACCTCATGGGTCCTGAGATACATCTTGGCCCGCTTCTGGATCTTGAGCGCCAGGTCTCCGACTTCCGCTTTCATCTCCGCCTCTTTCTCTTTGGGTGCGCGCTTCAAGAGGTCGGCGATCTCTTTGCCGCCCGTGAGGTTGACCTTGAGTTTCACTTCGACTCCTTGCAGAAGATCTCCAGGAACTTGTGGCGCTCGTCCATGTCGATGATCGACTCGATCTCGAGGATCCGGCCACCATACATGATCCTCATGGATTCGTTGATGGTGATGAGATAGCGGACCTTCACCCGGTGCGTCACCTCGACTGAGATCTGATGGGCATAGAAAAACTCCCGGCCGGAGATCGGCTCGACCTTGGCCCAGACGGCGACCAGGTTCGCCCAGGTCACGATATGCCCGCCGTAGCCGTCTTCGGCCTTCACGGGCTGCTGGAACGTGATCCGCTGCCTGAGCTCGCCCGCCGTCGGTTCTCTCGTCATAGCCGGATGATCCTATAGGGCCAGGCCAGGATTCTTGCGCCCTCCGGGATCTCCTGGCTCTCCCGGTTCTCGTAAAGATGGCCGACCGCCTGGAGCACGGCCCGGCGGAGGTCCTCCGGGACGTCGGCCGCCTCGTCCCCGTAGCCGGCGTCGAACTCGATGACGATCGAGGCAAATCCCCGATGGGCCGGCCAGGAGACGCCCGTCTTCAGCCGCAGCCGTCCGGGCCCCCCGCCCGAGGCGTCCTCCCAGTAGAGGGAGGGGTCGACCGGGGACTCCGTGCCGTCCTCGAGGACGACCTTGACGGAGTTCACCTTCTGGAGCGGGGGCCTCGGGATCTCGACCTCGGGGCCGGCGGAGTCGAGCGTCAGCACCCAGGTCTGGGTGATGAGCGCCCTGAGCGTGAAGCTCTCGACGAACCGCCTGGCCGCCGTGATGAGCGCCCCGATGAGCGCGTTCTCGTCAGCCCCGTCGACCCTTAAATGGGCCTTTGCCTCTTCGAGGCTTGCCGGCTCCACCGTCGGCGCCGTCTTCAGCTTCAGCCTCATCTTTCACCTCCAGGACGAGCTCCCTGTCCTCCTCAGTTATATTCCGTGCTTTCGGCAGTCACGGTCAGCGTGTAGACACCGACGAGCGCCTGATTGTTCGGGATAGCGACGTTAATCTGGACGCCCTTCGGCTCGAGACCCAGGGTGAACGTGTCGGACGGGAAGAACTCCGCCGTCACCCCGGCTGGCAGCCCCTCGATGGAGACGGTGACCTTCCCGGCGAATCCATTCAGCCCCGCGCATTGCGCATTGTAGGCGACCGTGCGGTCCGGGAAGGTGATGATGTTCAGGGGCGTCACCTCGAGGGTGAAGTCCGGCGAAGGCCGGATGTCGAGAGTCACCTGGGCCGTCTTCGTGATGGCCGGTTTCGTCTGCGTCAGCGCGACAATGAAACCGATGGCGCAGACCACCACCATCGCCAGGATAATCCATATCAGGCGTTTCATTTTCCCTTTCCCTTCCCCTTTTTGATCCCTTGGTCGGCTGGGACTCCTCCTTGCGGCTTGGATTTCGTCTCCAGGACGAGCTCCTTGTCCTCCTCGGCGGCCCCCTGCCCGAGAAAATTCCCGGCCAGGCTTTCGGGAATGTCGTACTTCCGCCCGGCCTCGTATTCCCGGACCTCGAGTCCGTCGGGACTACCCTTCAAAGTCCTAAGCATCCGTATCTTCATGTTTCCTCCTGAGTAAAGGAGGAGAGGGAGAAACCCTCCCTCTCCTCGTCTGTTCTGCCTCTGCCTCAGACTACAGGCGCGTGGCGCGGATTGCCGAGAACGGCACTGGCGCCGACGATCGAGGTGGGCGTGCCGGCGGTCCCTTCCGTGCTGAACACCTTGATGAACTGCTTGGATCCGATATAGCCCAATTTCTTGGCCATATTGGCATCACCGCCCACGGCCTGGTCAAACACAACCGTTGTCACTCCGCCGACCATGTCCCCGCCCGCGACATCCGTGTAGGGTCCGCCCGACGCGATGGATTCGGTGAGTTTCCAGGTATAGGTGCCCGCGACGGCGCCCATTGCGCCGGACTGGAACACGAACAATGCGCTCTCGAATCCTTGGAGATCGACGGCAATCCCGGCCCCTGCTGGCCTTGCTATAGGCCCGAAAGCAGGAACGACTTTGGAACCGTGATAAAGATCTTTCATTTCATCCTCCTCAGCTCGTAGCGATTTCGAGCTTGTAGATTGCCTCAGCCTGGACGACCTGGCCGCCCGTGCGCCGGAAGACCCAGAACCGAATCGCTCCGGACGCGGCCTGCGTGAAGGGGTCGCGGAGCGTCACCATCCCGGTTCTGTCCACGACCGTATAGGCCCTGGCGAAGTCCCCAAAGGCCACCGGAAATGCGTTGGCCGCGATGGCCGGCATGTCCTTGGCCTCGACGACCCGCTGGCCCAGGATCCTCCACACTGGCTCATCGCCGAGCCTCCGCAAGAGGTAATTCCCGGTGGTGGTCTCCTTGAGCAGCGAGGCCGCGAGCATCGTCGCCCGGTTCATGACATAAACCGACCGCGGGAGATAGGCGGTCTTGGGCGCGAAGTAGAGCTTGAAGAAGCTGTCGCCGGTGATGAGGTTCGCGTCGCCACTCGCGACGTGCCCGACGTTCGCGTTGACCATGAAGCCCTCGGGCCGCTTGACGCCGTTTCCAGCCACGTGATCGTAGCCCTCCAGCACTCCGAGCGCCTCCCCGAAGCTATCGTTGAGTTCGGCCTCGAGGTCGAATTCGGCATCCGCCAGGTTCCAACGGGAGATGTCGTCAAAGGCGTAGTATTCGTGCGTCGGGATCTCCTCCATCCCGAAGACGAGCCCCGGGGTGACAACTCTCGTCTCGGTTTCCCCGGACCTTCCGCCCGTCGGGATACCGGTGCGCTTTCTCTGCTTGTAGGATTCCTTGCTCGTCGGCCTCACGGTAGCGAGCTCCCGGATCGGCGAGTATTCGACGACGGTCTTGAGGATGCCCGTGTCCATTTCGGGCGAGGTGAGATAGCCGCCGGTCGTGAGTTCGCCCTCGATCAAAACCTTGGACTCGATCTTCTCGCCGGTCTTCAGTTTCTCGGAGGGCTGGCCCGTCCTGATCCAGTCCATGTAGGCCTTGTGCTCCTCCGAAACGATCTTCTTTCCCGAAACGAGGGAAACGGCGCGCTGGTAGGCGATCTCGATCTCGTCGATCTTCTTGCAGGCCTTCTCGATCAACTCCTTCTGCGCGGCCTGCGTCGCCTCCCGGGTGGCATTTGCCTTCTCCAGGAGTTCGGACTTCTCGCGGATCGCCTTGATGGCGTCGTTGATCTCGTTCAGGACCTTCTGTTCTTTCTCTTCTAACACTTTGTCCTCCTGTTATTTTTTGAATTCGTCTGCGATCTCCCGCAGCGCGGAGTGAAGTTCGTTCGGCTCCGCCTTCGACGGCTCGGCTCCCGGCTGAGTGGCATCCGCCGGCTCAGTGAGAGTGAGCGTCTCGCCGCAGGATTTGCAGACAAGCGTCAGTGACTTATTTTTCAGGGCAGCCTCGAAGGTGCCCTCATTCTCTTTGCAATGCGCGCGGGCCTCGGCCGCGGTCCATTCTTTGACGGGATAGAAATACTCGTACTTCTCCGCCTTGCCGTCCTTCTTGACCCCGAACCGGACCGTGTATGCTTTTCCGTTGTGCTTCCTCGTCTCGCTCCGATAGCGGACATAATCGCCGCCGCCCTTCGTACAAACATGATTCTCCTTGGATGGTTTCGTCTCGGTCTCTTCTTCCCCTTCTTCCTTGACCATGAGGTTCGTCTGGTCGTTCATCGGCCAGAGCGTGATCGAGCCCTCGTTGAGCTTCACCTCTTTGAGGCGGCGGATCATAATCCCTTCTTTCGTCTCATAGACCCATTTGAGCGCTCGGTAGCCCATCGAGAGGCCAACTTTGACGCCCTTGGATTGGAGCAGTTTCGCCGTCTTATAGGCCTTGAGTCCATTCTCAAGCTCGAGGAAGAAACCGCCCTCCGTGAAAAGCCCCTTCTCATCCTCCTTCCCGGTGAAGGAACCGATGATACCGTCCAGCGTCGACTGATGGCCCCAGATAAAGCCGAACGACTTGTTGTCCCGGAGCGTCTTCTTGAAGGCGCCGGGGTCCACGACGTCCATGCCGGAGTCGACGTTGCCGAATCTCGAGAGGTAGCCCGAAAACCGGCCCTCCTCGGTCAGCTCCTTGATTTCGAGCTCGAAAATTTTCTTTTCCATGTTCATCTCCTTGTCTCGTAAGAGAGGCCGCAGCCGCAGCACGTGTGGAGCGGCGGCGCCTCAACGCCGGCGGAGAAAGCCTCGTTCTCCCGGACTTCCTCGCCGTCCATCGCCTCGCATTCCTCGCAGACGCGGCCCGACTGGCCGGTCGTATTCCATTTCTTGATGATCTCGCCGACGAGCCAGCCGTCCTCCCTGGCCTGCCCGATCGCTGCGAGCTGGCCGTGGTTGTAGCCGAACGAGAGCTCCGTCCTGGCGATATTCTCCGCGCGCACCTTGTGGAGGAAAGTCGCGTATTTCTCGACCTGCCCGGCGATAACGTCCCTTGATAAGCCCCCCGCCAGAAGGTTGCGTTCAAGCCTGAGCACCGCGTTCGCGTACCGCTCGGTGAGGCCGATGAAAAGCCTCAGCCGCTTGGCGAGCTCGAAGGGCGTCAGGGCCTCGGTCACGACATACTCGAGGAGCGCGGCCCGGGCGGCCAGGATCTGGGCCTCTGTGACGCGCGTGATGAGCTCCCCACCGTGAACCTCGATCCTCTCCTGGACGCGCTGCCTCGTCGCGCTGAAAGCGAAATCCTTCCGCCGGATGGCGTTGACCCGCCTGGCGACTTCGTCGCCGACCTCGGCAAAGATGGCCGTCTGGATCCGCCCGAGATCGTCCTTAACGAACTCGCCGATCGCGCGCTCGAATTCCTTTTTCCACTCGACGGGGACGTCCCCGACCCGGATCGCTCGCTTCGCCTCCGCGGGCGTTATGAATTCGGCCATGCCCCGCCAAAGGCCCAGGACCGGCCGTGAGACCTTCTTCCGGTTGCGGACGATATACGAGGCCAGCCGCGCCGTGTTCGAGGCGTCGATGATCGTCACCCGTTGAGCCTTCGCAAAGTCCAGCGCGGATGAGATGGATTGGAGCTGCTCTGCGATCACTCCTCTTCTCCTCCGCCGATGGCCTCGAGCGGTACGATCGTCGCCTGGACCGTGGGCGTGTCCATGCCCGGCTCCTCGGACCGGCCATAGCCGTAGCCTACGAGCGCCTGGTTGCGTGTCAGGATCCCGCGGTCGACCGCCATACCAAATCGCTCCCAAAGCTCGTTCGTGTCCGCGGCCAGGGCGTCCACATCCGAGGCGTCGTAGTTGAAGAACATATCCCCGGCGTCCTCGAACATCGGGACCAGCCAGCTATTGAGCTCATCGCGGAATTCGTCCAGGTGCGGAAGCGTCGCCTCCTGGTAGAGGGCCTTGCGCGCCTCCTTCTGATTCGAGTAGGTCTTGTTCTCCGCGTCGCCCAGGAGCTCCGGCGGGACGTGGAAGACCGAGCAGACCTTGCGCGTGATGATCTTCTCCGAGCCCGCGAGCTCGAGTTCCTTCGGCGCGTAGGACATGAGCTTCAGGTCCCCGGGCCGGACTCCCCCGACCCCGGTCTCGATGATGAGCAGGCCGCCGGCGTTATCGGATCCCCTGAATTCCTTCTTCCATTGCTCCTTGATCTCGTTCCGTTGCTCCTCGGTAAGCTCACCCGGGACGAAGGCCACGGCCCCCGGCCGGGCGTCGTTCTGGAGGAGCTTCAGCGACCACTCCGTCGCGAAGCGGGAGATGTCGATCTGGCTCGCGATCGTCGTGATCGGCGAGAGGCCGTAGAGGTCGTCGGCCGGGTTGAACATCTTGCTGTGGAGGATCTCCTCCATCGGGATGGTCACCCATCTCGAATTCTGAAGGTATTCGTAAGCTGCCGGCTCTCCGAGCGCGTTCTTTTTTATCTGGACCCGGTGCGAGGCCAGGACCTCGAGCTCCCCGTAAAGGCGGAACGAACCGATGTATTTCCTCACGTAGCGGTTCCCGGAGATGAGATAGAACCCGAGGGCGCGCTCGAGGAACTTGGGCCAGGAATAATTCTTCGAGGGCCGATGGAGGATATTCAGAAGCGTGTGGGATTCGACCTCCCGGACCTCTTTCCCGACCCGCCTGTAGAGATACCAGGGGATCCCCTTGGCGGCCAGGTTGATCTTGTCGACGCAAGCGCGGACGACCTCGCTGAGCTTGTAGGCCTCGATATAGTTCCTCAGCCGGGCCGGCGAGACGGAGGGAAGCCCCAGGAAATACGCCCCGCCATCGTACTGGACGAAGTCGGACTTCTTCTCTCTCTTTCCGCCGAAATCGAGCTTTATCTCGAACTTCATTTGAGACTCCAGGCGTGGACTTCCCGCGGCCGGACGTCGGCCAGGGCGTAGATCACCGCCTCGGCCCGGTCCGGGCTGCCGCTGTGCTCCTCCGGACCTTTGCCGAGCCGCTTCTTGATCTCATCCTTCGGCTCGATCTCCACCTGGCCGGCGGAGTTGATCCGGTACTTGATCGAGAGGAGCTGGGCCCGGAGCTCGGGATCCTGGGGCAGCGCGACCTCGTCGAGCACCTCCCGGAGCGCCCAGTGGACCTCGGCGCGGAGGTTCTTGAACTTGGCCGGCCGCCGGGGCTTGCCCGAGCCGTGGATCTCGGCGATCTCGAGCTTGAGCTTGTAGCCCTCATCCCGGAGCGCCTTCGCCCTGGCCTTCGGCAGGGCCTCGAGGATGAGGTCCGTGAGCTCCTCTTCCTTCTCCTTCCGCTGCTCCTGAAGCCGGTCGACGACGCCGGCGCCCAGGCCGTCAGCATCGACCTTTATCCGGATCTTCTTGAGCCGCCCCCCCCAGCGCGGGAGGACCTCGTCGCGGACGATCCGCCAGTTCTCGCCGGCGGTCCGCATCGTGTCATGCCCCTTGGCGATCGAGGCGAGCCGGACCCTCAGCCCCTCGCGGAGCGCGATCACGGTCTCGTCATCCCCGCCCCTCGCGACGTCGTTCCCGAGCTCCACGGGTTCGTCGGGCTCCGCCTCCCTGGCCATGGCCGCCACGACCTTTGCATAAGCATAGACGTTGTCCGGCTCTTCGACGGCGTCCCAGTTCCCTTCGAGGAGCGCCTGAATGAGCCCCTTGTCCCCGAGCACCTCTCTCATCCGGGGGACGTAGTCGGTCGGCAGGTTCCGCGCGTTGTCCGTCGGGAGCGAGGGGATGAAGACATGGTCCGGAAGCCGGCTCTCGATAAAGCGCCGCTTTATCCAGCCCTGGGTCGGGTTGCAGCTCAGGAGGAAAAAGTAGCGGATCCCGGGGAGCATAAGCCGGAGCCGCGTCGAGAGCATCCGGAACTCCTCCTCGGTGAACTCCTCGGCCTGGTCGAGCGCGATCCAGCCGTACTCGCCGGACATGAACTTCTGCCAGTCGTCCGGGGCGTCTCCGACCCCGCCGTAACGTATCTTCGAGCCGTTGCGGAAGAGGATGAGCTTCTCGGAGAGGTTCCAGGCCTCGACGAGCCGGCGGTCAAGGAACTTCTCGAGCTGCGGGAGGACCGTGTCCCGGAAGGAGGGCCAGGTCTTCCGCATGAGCAGGCCGAAGTTGTTCGGGTAGTCGAAGCTCAGGGCGATCCCCTCGTTGATCAGCGCGGCCGTCTTCCCCCCGCCCATGGCGCCGCCGAAGAGCTTGTAGGTCTCCGGCGCCTGGTGGAATAGGGGCTGCTTCTCGTTCCGCCGCGGGTCGTAGACCTGGGTGAGGTCGACCGTGATCTCTTGCTGCTCGATCATGCCTTCTTCTCCGGCCGGGGGACGGCTGAGATGATCTGCATATAGGTATTCCCCGGAGGCGCGTCTCCTTCTTTGAGCAGGCCTTGAAGTTTAGCGCAAAGCTCAATCCCTTTCGGTTTGTCCCAGAGTTCGAAACGCACTTTGTCATAGACCGTTACTTTCTTCCCGTCCGCGTCTTCCTTGATGACCCGGTCTTCCTTGATCGCTTTGAGCGCCCGGCTGGTTCCCTCGGGCATGTTCTCGAATCCCTTGGCCCGGATCGCGCCTGTGTCGGGATCGATGTCCAGATAATCCCTGAGATCACTCCGGCCAATGATCGTTAGCTCACGGAGCATTTCCTCCCGGTCCATAATTGCCTTTCCAATTCGCTTCTTGGTCAGCTTATCGATGGCCTTTTTAATGGCCGCTTTTGACAACAACCTGGTGCCCTGCTGGCGAGCTGTCTTTTTCGAGTAACCGCACCGTCGCGCTGCCTTGGTAGCGTTGAAATCCTTGACATATTCGTAAGGGAAAAGCCGCTGCCTCGCGTTGAGACTCATTTGGTGAGTTTCTCCCCCAGGCCCTGGATCGCCGTCGCCTGTGCCTCGCCGGCGTCAGCCAGCCTGTGCAGGGCGCTCAACGTCTTCGTCTGAAGTTCGACGGTCTTATCCGCACATGCCTTGAGGTCCGTTGTCGTCTGAACATGGAGCGCCCAGGGGACCGACTCCATGCAGACGGGTTTTTTCGGATCCCTCCCGTTCTTGTTGCTGCCCCTAAACATCTCATACGCCATTTTGAAAATCCACACGGTAAAACCGGCCCCGCCCATCCAGCCGGCTATGCGCAGGGATTCGGGGATCAGGTCGGGCCCTTGGATCATTTCTTCCCCAGCTCCGCCCGCAGCTTCTTCACCTCTTCCTTGAGCTCGGAGACCCAGAGAATGAAGGCCTGATTGACGATCGCGAGATTGCTTTTGTCTATTCCCTCCGCCGTGGACGCCCACTCAATCGAGACGGCACCCGTGGCCGAGTCGACGACCGTGAAACCGACAGGATTAATGCGGACCTCCGGGCCCGGGTTGAGGACGTCGTAGGAGGGATAGAGCGCCGGGTTGTAGCTGTGGCAGGCCGGACTAAGGCTTATAAAGCAGATCAGCAATAAGAGCGCGGCGCTGGTCTGCAGTAAGAGTTTTGTCCTTGAATGCTTTCTCAATTTTCTCCCTCCGTTTCTTGTCGCCCTCGGAGGCGATGGCCTCCTCGATTTTCTTCTCGATCTTGATGGCCTCGTCGAGAAGATTCAGGATCTTCGAAAGGTCGGTCATTTTTCTCCTAAAGCTCGAAGTGCCCCAGGTCCCGGGGCGGCGTCTTGAAGTCCCCTCCCCATGTCCCGCCCAGATTTCTCCACATCTCGCCGAGGAGCTCGTATCGGGCCGTCGCTGTCCAAATTAGCTTCCCATTATCGTCGACGATGACGAAGTCGCCGGCGCGCCAACGCTCATGTCGCGAGATCTTCTTGTAGCCGTCGCAATTCGTCACGATCTTCCCTGGCGCCGTTCTCCCTTGCTGATAGAGCGCGAACTGCTGCTCGGCCGTCCTGTTGATCCAATAGGGCATGAGGAGGATCCCACCGGACTGAGCCTGAAGTATGAAATGACAGAGCTTCTGGAAGAAAAGGACGCGGTGCTCGGTGTTCGTCACGCTGATGATAAAATAGAGAAAGGCAATGGGCTTAATCAATGAAAGTTCTGGAACTTTTGGAAGGCGGGGACTATTCTGTTTGATCTAAATTGGGGTTTTCCCTCTGGACGGAGATATGATGAATCTTCGCGTCGCAGGCTTTACAACCTGTCTTAATTTTGCACTGCTGTATTCGGCGTTTAGCTTCGCGCGGAGAATCGGGGAGCCATCGGACCGCGTTCATTTCTCCCCATACATAGAGGCTTCTGGCGTCGATTTTCTCGTTGCCCGACGAGCAGCTGATAACATAGAATTTTAACCAGGCCATTTTTTTATCGCTTCTTTTTGTACCCGCCAGGCAGGACCCGCCGCGCTTCTTTGACTTTTTCCCTGTTCTCAGCTTCCTTGCTTGAGCCGGAAAATCTCATTTCGTCCTCTGTGATCCCCATGACCGATCGTCTCTGCGCCCTCAACAGCTCGCCCAGAACCTGCACGGCCGTCGCGAAGTCGCCCGGGTAGTATCGCTGCCGGGAGAAAAATTCGGCGTTGTCAACGAGCGTGAAGATCAGGGACCCGCTGAAAAAGACGTTCAATTTTTCGTTCATCTTCGGCTTGAGGCGGCGGAAGAATTCATCGCGGCCCAGGATTTCGCCGAAAGGATAAACCTCGGGATGGTCCTGCTCAGGCTGTTCGTTT